TTTTAGCTAACTCTTCTTTTTTTGCCTCTAATTCAGCTGATAGTTTTTCTCCCATAGCAGCTGCGAAATGATTGAAGGCTTCGGGTGTAATCTTTCCGTCAACTAAACTATCTACAATGTTTTGTGCGTGTTCAGACATATATTTCCTTTAACGATTATTTATTTATATCAAAAACTAACCTTCCGTTTCATTACTTAATTCTGTAGATTGTAATGAGCCAGGGGTTTGTTGCATAGGAGCGACTGGTTCAGCAGCAATTTCTTGTTCCATTGTTTCTATTTCATCATCATTCATTCTGAGTATCTCACGTCTTATATAATTTTTACTATAATAAATTCCAATATAAGGTTGCATTTGATTTAACAAATCAATTCTGTTCCTTAAATTTTCAGAAGATTTAAGCTCTTCAAAATACTGATTTTGAGCATAACGATAACTTATCTTTTCTTTTAAAATTTCCCAATCAGAATCAGTAATAATCCTTTTAAGTATTAATTGAGTTCTCAAAATATCATTAAACAAAGTGTTAAATTGTTTTCTTAAACGATTGATAAACTTTGCAAATTTATATTCTTCTCTATTAATTTCTGCTGAGCGTCCAAAGTTGAATCCAGACTGTTGTTGAAATCTTGAAAAAGGAATATTCAACGATTGATAAACTTTGTTTTGAAAATACTCAATATCTGCTATCTGTCCAAGGTTTTCACCCCCAGCAAGGGTAGTAATTTCTGTGCCTCGACCACCTTCTCTTCTCGGCAACCAAAAGTCTTCCAACATTGTCATAAATTTACGATCATCTTTTATCTCTCCTGTAGATGAATCGTATACAATTTTATTTCTATACCGAGCCATCACGTCCTTCATATACTGCTCTGCTTTAAGCTTTGGAAGGTTGCCAATGTCAATATAAAATATTCTTCTTTCTGGAGCTCTAGCCAGTCTATAAATTACTAAAGAATCAGCCATCATCTTTAATTGATTGACTGGCTTTATTGCTTTGTGCAAGTATCCGAGTACTAAATTTCTATCTAAGTCTAACATTCCGGAAGGACAAAAAACTACAGTATCACTAGAAATCCTTATGCCTGAGTTAGAAGTTTGAGGCGTCATGCCTACAGTAGTATAACTTAATCCTCTATCATTATAGATAAAAAATTCATCTACACTTTTAATTAGATCTATGCCAGATGTTGATTTTTCTTTTTTGACTTCTCTAACTTTTCTAATCTTTTTTGCATCGAGGTATCTTAATTCGACAATTCCTTTTTTAGGATCTTTAGTGTCGATTAATTTTTGATAATATATTCTACCATCTACGTACCAACGTCTAAAAATATCGTGAGCTTTTTGGTTAAAATCAAGAAGCTCAGTTACATTTGTAAACTCTTCTCTAATTTGTTTCTTCAAAGAGTCAGAAAGATTAATGTTGTCTAAATTAATAGTTACTGGAGGTTCTTCATCCACTGCTGCAATTGCATCATTTACTATTTCTTCTATAGCATTATCGCAATCCGGATAATTAGAAATCTCTCTATACTTTGTAATTAATTCAGCCTCAGAACGAGTAGAGGCATCAATGTCAACAAAGGTACCGTAATAGCCACCTGCACTGACAGTTGATACCCCATCGTCTGCAACAGGAGTAGCAAATGACTGTGATGTTAAGTCAGGCTTCTCCTGCTTTTGAATAGTAAATCCAAATAAGTTAATACCAGCCATAATAAATTTTCAGTTTAAATTAAAGTCTGTTAAAAATACCACCAAGTATACTTCCAAGACTACCGCTTTGTGAACTAGATGTAGCAAACGATTGATATCTCCAAGTGCAGGTAAATGTTGAAATTGTATCGTTTGCACCAAAGTCAAGACCAACTGGCGATAGATCAATTGGAAATGCATCTCTCAATACATAGGACTTTAGAATATTACCATTTTTGTCTAACTGAAATATATCAAGATTTCTTTGATATTCTGCTGGATTTAGTCTACCATTCTTAGTTTGTAAATCCTCCATTCCAATCATCCACTGCTCAATTGCATTTCTTACAGACATTTGAGCATCATTGAGAACAGTAATTGTCCACGGTGCATAAATTCTATCACCAGTAAACAACACTTCTCTTCCTCTGTAAAGAACAGTTGCTGGGTTAATTGTAGAACCCGGAAGTTCAGCAATATTAACTAAAAAAGGTGCTCTTGCAACGGCTGTTGCAGCTTGCGATACATACGTCGGAAACGATAGTTGTATCGCAAACTGATTAGGACGAAGTCCGCCATTAGTAAGAGACGACTTAAAACGCTCTACGTTAAAAACTGTTGACATCTATATCTCCTTAGGCTCCGACTTCTTCGAACGCAATTCCTGTTCTCGTTGCTACAAAGTTCAGTTGGATGAAGTTAATCGAGCGAGCAGGTTTAATGAAGATATCTGCAACAAACTCATTGCGGTCAATCACTTCTCCGGTGTTGTTGGTTTCATCACAGACCACTTTGAAGTCTGTAATACCACGACGACCCTGAACATCTCTTAAGAACGGCTCAACGAGGTTTCTGAATTGTGCTCTAGTGAATGCATCGTTAAATTCAAATAATTGAAATTTAGAAGCAGTAGCAATTGCTTTTTCGAGAACAATAAACAATCTACGAACATTGATTCTATCAAACGCAGAAGGTTTAGCAAGCAAAGTCTTATCACCAAATAGTACTGTTCCATTTCCTGGGAAAGTTACGACAGGATTTACACCCTTCTTATAGAGTGTGTCTCTATCAGTCTTACCTGGGGAGAAAGGAAGCTTAACAACGTTCTTAATCTGACCTCTATTAAATCCACCAGGTGAGAACCATGGATCTGCTACAAAGTCTGTGCGAACGCAAAGACCAGCAGTGTCTCCATTTAGCGGAACATATCTGTAAACGTCATTATAACGATCGTATTGATACTTCCAACCCGAATCTAGTACACCGTAAGAGGTTGAAGGTAGATTATTTCTAAAATCAACTGCAGCAGCAGCTTCATTTCCGGCATTGTTTACAACATCCGACAACTCAGGCGAAGCAAACACAACGCAATCTTTTCTTACTTCAGCAATATTGTTGATAACAAACGTAACAGTAGCAGACGATGCACCCCCAGTTGGGATTAGCGAAACATCATAAAGCTCATCATTAGCAAACGTTGCATAAGCAGATTGCACGTTACCAGCTGTAGCTGTTTCAGATGCGGTACCACCTTCAAACGACTGAGTGATGTTGGCAGTATTAGTAGTATTTGCAAACGTTACACCTGCAGCCTGCGAACCCCAGTTGCTTGTACCAACAACGTTTGCTGTATGTCCACCCCACCAAATGTACTTGGATTTGGAATTGATGACATTTTTATAAAAGTTTGTTGTTCCGTCCGGAAGTTTTGCATCAGATGCTTTAGAAACAAACGAGAATCTTTCCAAAACTTCGCCTTGGTTTCCAGTAAACAATCCGTCTTCATCAATAACAATAACATGGAGTTCGTCGTTTGCACCACCAGCAGCAGCTGTGTAAGCAGAAGTACTGGGAGCCTCATCAAAGTTGGCTTTGTAAGTCCAGTTAGTAAATGTATTTGCATCTGCCAAAGAAACTTTAAGTGAATTACCTAATAGTCCAGGATACTTTGCGTAAAAACCTATAGTAGATGAATTAGTAGAACTATTAGCTTCATAGTCAGTTAGATTTTCAACTAAAGTAGCGTTAGCTGTGAGCTGTGCGTTAGCTTTAGCAACTGCATTCTTTGCAGAGCTTCTATCTACCACACGAATTAATTGCAAATTATTTCCATAAGACAAGAAATTTGCAGAGGTGAAAAACGAAACGTAAGTATTATCATTAGGCTTTCCGAATCTTTCCACAAGTGATGCTTCGGAGTCTACTGTTACAACTTCGTTAGCAGGACCCCATTGGAAAGTTCCAGCAAAACCTCCTGCGGTTGTGGAAACCGAAGGAACTAAAAGAGTTAGATCCTTCTCGGTAACCAGTACGCCCGGTGAGAGCTGAAATGCCATTTTAATCTCCTTATAATGTTATGTTTACATCATAACAAAAATTTTACTTTATATTTATAAATTATTTTATTTGTGCTTAAAAATGCTTTGTTTTTAAGAATTCGTCCAAATCTTTTTGATATTTGTCTGTTAACCACAAATCTCCATCTTTAACTTCAAACTCTGGATCATCCTGATCAACAGAAGGAATGAACCCAAAAGGTGTGAGTTCTTCTTCTATTTGGTGAATTTGTTGGCTGTAGAGAGCTTGTCTGTTGTTAGCGTTCATTAAATCCTTAAAATAAGGATCATTTGAAGCCCACGAAAACAACACAAGAGACATAGTTAAATCATCGTGATACCCTTCATCTGCCTCATATGAACCTCTAGCTTCTACAAAGGTTGATAATTCTGAAATAACATCACTATCAAACACCAAAAGCTTACTTTCTTCTATAAGAGATTTTAATGTTTGACAACCAATTCTTTTTATTTGCTTAGTAGTCCTTACTCCTAATGTAGCATTTCTTCCAGTGCTGGATAATACTTGACCATATCTAGTATCGTGACCTACCCAAATCATATTCTCATACTCTAATTCATTATGAATAATGTCTGCTACTTGCTGACCTATGTCATTTATTTCAACTAAAATAAAAGCATTGTTGTAATCTTTAGCTGTTTTTACAATAACATCGGGATAAAGCAAAGGACTAATTTTGTTATTTTTATATTTTGCCACAATTGCAAAAGGATATGCTGTGCAATCTATCACTGTAAAAGCTGAATAATCTCCACCCACTCCTCTTGAAGTATCTACTGATACAAAATATGAATGTTCTTTATCTGGCTCTAAAATTAGATCTAATCCGTCTTTTTGATAAACAAAGTGTTTTGAAGAAAGACGAGAAATTGTATCGGCATTAATTAAAGTATTGCTAGAACCTAGGAACGAACAAAGAACCTCCTGGTTAAATTTTATATCCCCTAAAATTAATTTCTGCTCAGCTGCCCATTTTTCATCTCTACCTGGGATCATCCAATAAGGTATTTGCTTTGAAATAAAACCGTTTTCACCTTTTACTGCCTCATTCCAAAACTTCCAAAAATGATTATATCCTAAAGGAGTAGAAGTCAAGAGTACTTTGGTTGTTTCACCTGCCATAATTGTAGGATATGTAGAAGTAAAGAATTCTTCTGCTACGTTATTTGGAATAATTGCAGCCTCATCAATATAGAGCCAGTTTACAGATTTACCTCGAATACCGGATGTAGCAGTTGCAGCTGTAAAAATTCTAGCACCATTTTCTAATTCTACATCACCCTTATTCCAGGTTTTTATTCCTTGCTGCATCCATAGAGGTAAATTTTCATACATTATTTGATAGCGGTGAAGTACTTCTCTTGCTGAAGCCGACTTATTTGCCAAGATAGCTACAGTTTTATTGTGATTAAAGAGAGTATAGTGAAGAATACAAGCAGCAGAGGTAATTGTTTTTCCTTGCTGCCGTCCTTCCATAATAATAACTTTTCTATTATTTAAAATAAGATTTACTTTATCTTTTTGACAATCGTAGAGTTTAAAAGGAACTAAGCCTTTATCTAGCGACACAATAAAGCAATAGTTTTCAATAAAGTAAATTGGATCATCTTTGCAACGAAGGATTTCCTGGACTTGCTCGTGAGAATATTCGTGAACGTATCCAGGTTGCTTTAGACTAGTGTTGCCATTGTAACTATTTTTTTGGGTCATTTTCTGTCTTTTTGTTGTTTATCAATTTCATCAACTCAGATGTCGACCCAACAAATACATTATTTGTTTGATTGGTTACCTTAGACTTTTCATCTTCCACATCTTTCTTTTGCTTATGGATACCCATTAATTCTTTAGCTATTTCAGATTGTGTTTTTAAAAGCTGGCCAGCAACTTCGTATGTTCTTGGTGTTTCGGAGTTTTTAGCTAAGTGAATAAGTTCATCCAATACGTCTTCATTTTTAGATATAAGACCTCGCAATGTTTGCCTTGCTAATTGAAAGTCGTCCTCCTTTTCATTAACATTTACGGACGGACTAATGTTGATTTTTTCAACACTATGGTTTGTCGGTTCAACGTTAAAAATATTATCTAAAGCTTCAAAAGGTTTCATTTAAAAATCCGTAAAGGTTTCAACAAAAGAAGTAACGTTTCCTTGGGTTGCGTTTTGAGGATCAACTGTTACTTCATAGGTTTGAATTCTATCTGTCATTTCTGGATTATTAAACATTTCGGTATACACAGTTTTAATAATACCAGTTTTAGAAATAGGACCAAAGAAATTAAGCTTAACAGTAAAATCTAATGTCCATACTATTGCTCTTCTTTGTGTAAAGTCTCCCTCGTACTGATCATCATATCCAATATTGTTTAACACTATTTGCATGTCATTTTTTATGTTTAATGCTGGAATAGCATTTATAGACAAATTAAAATCAGGATTAAAGTAAGGTAAAATTTGCTCTACAATTTGCAGACCATCATCTTGGTTTTTTGCATAGATGTAGAGAGACATTTGAAGGTTGTATGGAGAAGGAGCATATTGTGAGTTAACAGTACTTGAAGTGTTATTAATAGCTCTATTTTGTTGAATTAAGCTTACCCGCCTTGAAGGATCAAAC